GGTTTATCCGCTTGACGTAGCGATACAATGTCATTTCTTGAGTCCAGGCTACTGCTTGGCTCGAGTGACAAGGAGAGGGGCCGATGGGCCAAGCCTCTAGCCGAGACTGAGCCTGCGGGCGAATCTGCGCGCTATGCTGATCCTTTCCTTGTCCGCTGGAAGACGTACTTCATCGAGTGGTTCAGCACGACGACTGACCGCAAGGTGAGGTTGGGAGGCGTAAGGAACATGCAGTTCCACGCCCGCGAGCGGAAGATGGCACCTGGCCACAGCCACCCTAGGGCGGCTGCGCAGCGCAGCGACGCTAGCGTCTTCATGAGCGATGTCGCCAAGCGGCTTGGCAAGCGGAGGTATGATGTGAGCGTGTCCGCACGAGAACGGTCGGGTCTGGCCACTGGGCCCAGGCAGTTCCGCGTGCCTAAGGACTTGCTTTCGGACCCCCAGCAGGCATTGCTTTACAGCTCAGATTTGGTCACCATGGTGGATACGGACTACTACATGGACGCGGGCCAGGTGTCTGCCTATGCTGGGCATGACATGGCGTTCTACTCGCTGACCCCTGACGGGTTGTCAGGTGTGACTGCGGATAGCCGTTGGGCATTCGTGAGCGAGGACACCGTCACCGAGCAGGTGGCAGGTGGCGCCTCTTACACCCATCGGGTGTGGGACTGGAGCGGGGACATGCTGATCATGGGGAGGGGGCTGCGCACCTATGTCTACGACATTGTGCGGTTCCCAGTCGGGCCGGCCCGCAGCATCACGGTGCTGCTGTTGGCAAGGACTGTGGCTTTGCCACTCTTCATTTTCAGGTGGCTCTTCTGGGAGTCGCGCCGCTTCGAGCTCAACCGGGTCAAGGTCGCCAAGCAGGGTTCATACCTGCTGGCAAACTTTGGGCCGCCGGGCAAGGAGCTGGTGTACATCAAGCCCACCGAGTTCCCAGTGGACCCAGTGCAGGTGAGGCCAGGAACGTTTCATGCCCTGAGCATTGCAGCCAAGATTCCGAACACCGACAAGAAGGTGCCAGGGACGGAGCTGCTGCCTGCGGCGGCCGAGCGTATCTGTATGGCGGCTGGGGAGAAGGTGGACAAGTGTGGGATGCACATCTTGTCCGACTACTTCACCAGCCACTACAAGCCGCACCAGCTGGTTAACTACCAGAGCGCGGGGAAGTTCACGTTGGAGGATGGGGAGCCAACTGCCGTTCTGGCTGCCGTACCTCTGGCGGGTTCGGGGTGCGCCCCCACCGCCAGCCACAACAATGAGGCGCGCGCTGTGGACAAGCGCATTGACTCAGTGGCCAACACCATCGAGTTCAGCCCAGAGCTAAAGCAGTTCGCTGCTGAGTTCGTGGAGCTGGTGGTGCCCAAAGCCCACATTGGGGTGCCCTGGGACGTCGAAGAGCTGCGGGGGTCGCAGCAGAAGACAGCCCAGAAGCAACGCCGACTCAAGGAGGAGCCGTTCACGAAGGATGACCGGCCCTCATTGTCCACATCCTCATTCCAGAAGAAGGAGGTCTACCAGAG